TCCAGAGATCTAACTGACACCATGGATAGGCATGACGTGATAGTTACAACCAAACTAGACAGGCTGGCCAGGTCTTTTGTTGAAATGGTTAACATGATTCCGATGTTAGAAGAAACAGGGATCACGCTTTATTTCTGTGAAATGTTTGGCGACATACCAGTGGTCTTACCGAAGGACCAAGAATCCACAGGCCTAGAGGCTAAACTAGATATGGCCAGGATTAACAACCGCAATCTGGTGGCAACTCTGGCTCAATTTGCAGAGTTTGAGCGCGACATGATTAAGTCCAGGTTGTCAGCTGGCAAGATTGCCTGGGCCGAGAAAGGTTATTCAATCGGCGGCCATGTTCCCTTTGGCTACAAAAAAGAATACGAGGATCACGGGGCCAAACGTCATACTAAATTGGTTCCGATACCCGAAGAACAAGAGGTTCTTAAAACGATCTATGCCTGCAAAAAGCGTGGCCTAGGTGCTAGAAGGATAGCCAAGCAGGTGCAAAATTTACACAAAGGCTATGAGGACTTTCCTTATCACAAGGTCCACAAGATCCTTAACAGAAAATTTCAAGGGTTAAACCAAGCTGTTTGATTAGCAAAATCTAAATCTAGGGCATATAATTTATGCTATGGCGAGTGAAGTCGACAACATAGATATTTTTGCACCTCAACAAGATCTCCTCGATTTAGGTGTGTCTGCTTATGAAGAAAACGTCCCCCTTTTAGGACAGATTGGTGTTGGCCTCACTCCCGCTGGTCTTGGTGTAGATTTGGCAGAAACAACCAAATATGGACGTGATGCTTACAGAGATTTTAGTCAAGGTCGTTTAGGCCCAGGTTTTGCAAACACAGGCATAGCGGCTTTGTCAGCGATAGGTTTGATACCAGTGATTGGAGATCTATTAAAAGCAGGCGGTAAGTCTGCGATTAAAAGAACTTTTATGTCGGACTCATCATTAGCTAAAGCCGACAAGAATGACCTAAAAAAAATAATTCATGACCCAAAACTTAGTACAGAACAAAAAACCCAACAGATTAGAAACCACCCAGCAATTATTAGAGCAGAAAAAGAAATGGCTGAAATAACACCGACCGTGGATATGCCTAATTTTGGATCTAAAGAATTTGTTGCAAACAGGCAGTTTAATTTTCCAGGCAAAACATTAAAAGGCTACGAGAAAGGAATTGAAGAATTGTATAAGGGTGGAAGAAAATTAGCTTATGAGGAAATGAATTTACCAATACCGATTAACGTTATGAGCAGGGCCGCTAAAGATCAAACCAAGGTCGCAGTTATCAACATAGGCCCCCCTGCCGCTGGTAAAAGCGCTATAGCAAACCCACTAGCAGTTAAATACAACGCAACTATTGTAGATCCAGACGAGGCAAAAAAAGTATTACCAGAATTTGCTGGAGGTATTGGAGGTAATGCAGTTCACCGTGAGTCAAAAATTTTAAGTGAAGGCGTTAAAGATATTGCGATTCAAAGAGGCGATAACCTGGTTTTACCCAAGGTGGGCGGCCAAATAGACAAAATTAGGAATGAAATCAAAACATTGCAAAACAAAGGCTATAAAGTTAATCTAGTATTGACAGACATAGATCCAGATTTGGCGTTTGTCCGCATGAATGACAGATTCCTAAGAAAAGGCAGACTCATAAACACCGATGCGGCGGATGCTTATAGAGGCAAGCCAGAAATAACTTACAACAAACTTAGAGAGGAGGGTATAGCAGATGGATATGGAAAAATCGACACAACCACAGGGATTAGAGAGCCTAAACAAGTCTATGAGGACACCGCAGGCATCTTCCAAGACACTACAATTCGATTACGAGAAGGAAGAAACTATGGCGGAGCAATACGCAAAAACACCGAGTTTCCAGAATATCGTGTCGAAAGTGGCCCAAAAGATAAACTCATAGAAGTCTTTGTAGACTAACGATGAGTGACCTAGAAAAAGTAATCTGGTGCATAACTACAATCGAGTCGATGTTGCTCCTGGATTTTATGACTGAACCCGTTAGGTCCGACCTAACACAACTTAAATCGCAACTCGAACAGGTGCGCGATTCAATGACTAACTAATGGCCATTATTAACGGTTGGGGTAGAGGAACCTGGAACGAAGGTGCTTGGGGCACTGCTTTACCTGTCACACTTACCAGCGTTGGAGCTATTACAGCTGGCCTCGGAACTGTTACTGTAGCCGCCGCGGCCGATGTATCAGTCGGCACTTTGGCCATAACCTCTGGCCAAGGAACAACCACACAAAGCGGAAAAGCCAATCAAACATTAGGAACCCTGGCCATAACTTCGGGCCTAGGCACGACCACCCAAGTCGCAAAAGCCAATGTAACACCAGCGACCTTAGTTACAACTTCTGCGCTTGGATCTGTTATTGTTCACGAAAATGAGGTTATTAATCTAACTGGTTTCCAGGTAGCCTCGGGTATTGGAGCTGTTACCACACAGGCCAACGCAGATGTCACTCCCGTAGGAGTGCAAATTACTGCATCAACAGGATTTATTTTAGTATACGGTGAAATAGACACGGATCAATCTCCTGGCTATTCCGCCGTTGCAACAAGTCAAACTCCGTCATATACTGAGATTGACGCTGGCCGCGATGCGGCATAACGTTTAGAATATTTAGAAGAGGACCAACATGGCAACTTATGTAAATGATTTAAGACTCAAAGAAATAGGAACAGGTGAAAGCTCGGGTACTTGGGGATCTGAGACTAACACCAATTTAGAACTAATTGCAGAGGCGTTTAGTTTTGGCACTGAGGCCATAACATCTAACGCTGACACTCATACCACAACCATAGCAGATGGATCTACAGATCCAGGCAGATCTATATTTTTAAAATACACAGGCGCCTTAGATTCAGATTGCACGATCACAATAGGCCCAAACACTGTTTCAAAACTTTGGTTTATTGAAAACGCTACAACAGACAGTGGATCTTCTGGGCCCTACAACATTATTATCAAACAAGGTACGGGCGCAACCGTGACCGTTCCAAACAGCCACGTTAAAGCAATTTACTCAGACGGCGCTGGATCTGGTGGCGCCATGGTCGAGGCCTTAACAGATTTAAACCTAAAAGATACAGTAACTATATCTGGAACCACGCCAACCTTAACCATTGGTGATGCTGGGGCAGAAGATACAAAAATAGTTTTTGACGGCAACGCTCAAGATTTCTACATGGGTTTAGATGACTCAGCGGATGATTTGGTTATCGGTCTTGGTTCAGCAGTAGGAACAACCCCTGCCATTGAAATTGATGAAAACCAAGACATTAAGTTTGCTCAGTCTATAGGTGTTGGTCAAGCGGCATCATCAACCACAGGTGATATTGTTGCTCAAACCATGGCACTAAAAGGAACAACTCCCACCCTTACAATAGGCGATGCAGGAGCAGAAGATACTAAAATAGTTTTCGATGGTAATGCAAAAGATTTTTATGTAGGTCTTGATGATTCAGCAGACAAATTAGTTATAGGCGAAGGATCTACCGTTGGGACAAACAACATACTTACTATCACCGACGATACAGTCACGCTAGGCGATGGCGCGGCCGCAGATACAGCTATAGTATTTGACGGTAACGCAAAAGACTTTTATGTGGCCCTGGACGATTCAGCAGATAAGCTGGTAATTGGTGAAGGCTCTACAGTCGGCACCAATAACATTCTTACCATTACAGACGATACTGTGACATTGGGTGACGGCGCCGCTGTTGATACATCCATTGTATTTGATGGTAATGCACAAGATTTTTACGTTGCATTAGATGACAGTGCAGACGACTTGCTTTTAGGTGTTGGTAGCACCGTTGGATCTAATGTTGCTCTTAGCATTGATGAAAACCAGGTTGTAACAGCAGAAACCTCGGCTAACATTAAACAAGTAGCGCTCACCGACGGCACGGTTTCTTGGGATGCCAGAGCGGCCGCAAACGCGTTTTTATTACTAGAAGAAAACTCTACTATATCGGCCCCTAGCAACAATACAGAGGGAGCAATTATCAGCATCGAAGTGGCCCAACACTCATCATCGGGCCCATATACTTTGGCATGGAACGCTGTATTTAAATTCGTAGGCGATGTAACCCCCACCATGACAGCCACAGACGCTAAAACCGATATTTATACATTTAGATACAACGGCAGTAAATGGCAGAATATAGGTATAAGTCAGAATTTAACACAAAGCTAATGTTTGAATTATTTTTAGCTTTTTGGATTTTATTTGGTTGCTTGCTAGCAAATCCAGAAAATTACTAATGGAAACTTTACAAAGAACAGCTAATCGAGGAAGTGTCTCTACTGGATATGATGTAGATAACTCTTGTAAGCTTGAGGCTGATAACACCGAATATTTACAGAGAACAGTATCAAGTACAGGTAATAGAGATGTAGGTACTGTAAGTTGCTGGGTTAAAAGAACAGAGCTTGGTGCACATATGTATCTTTTTACATTTGGTGATACCGATAACGATACTGGTAGAACATATATTAAATTTCAAAATACTAATACTTTAAGAGTTGGTGGCGGTTCTACTCTTTGGCGAGAAACTGATAGATTATTTCGGGATACCGCGTCTTGGTATCATATCGTTGTTGCTTTTGATACTACACAAAGCACAGCGAACGATAGAATAAAAATATACATCAACGGAGTTCAAGAAACTTCTTTTTCCACTACCAACAACCCAAGTCAAAACGATGACTTAGGCATTAATTTTGAAAAACAAACCATAGGTTTTAACAGCATTGATAATGATTCACCTTTTAGTGGCTATATTACTGAAATTGTTGGACTTGATGGCACCGCATCGGACGCCACATCATTTGGTGAGTTTGATAGTGATACTGGTATATGGATTCCTAAAAGTGTAAGTGCCTCGGGCACCAACGGTTTTTACTTAGATTTTGAAGATAGCTCAAATATGGGCAACGATAAAAGCGGGGGTACAGACTTTACTGAAAACAACATAACCGCGGCAGATCAAGCGACAGACACTTGCACCAATAACTTTTGTACTTGGTTGTCCGATGGGACTCTTTTTAATGCAGGTACAGACAACGAAACATTTAGCGAAGGTGGTACTAAATTTAACACTAGAGCAGGTACAGGCTGGACAACAGCTTATCCTACACAAAGTTTTGCTGGTGGTAAATGGTATATGGAAGTCAAAGTACATGAAACCTCCGCAACGACCATGTATGGTGCTATGCCAGTAACCAGAATTAATAGTCGGACATATCAAGATTTACACCTTGGACAAGATGTTGATGGCTCGATTGGAATATATGCAAACAATGGACAAATATACATCGGAACAGCAGGTAGCGGCGGCTCGGGCGGTGCGTTATCAGCAGGAGATATTGTAGGAATAGCAATAGACATGGAAAATTATAAAATTTATTTTGCAGTTAATAATACTTATGTTGAAAGTGGCGACCCAGCAGGTAATTCTAATGGTAGAAGTATAGAACAAGAGCCTTATGTTTTTGCTGTTGCTCACTTTACAGTCTCTACAGTAGAAGAAACAAACTTTGGCGGTTATACCTCAATGTCAAATACACACACCAATAACGATGGTGAGGGTCGTGGTAATTTTATTTATGCACCCCCATCGGGGTTTTTAGCTTGTTGTTCAAAAAATCTTGGAGAAACAGGAGGATAAAATAATATGGCCGCTTATACTACAATTGACGATCCAAGTGAATATTTCCAAACTCTTGTATATGCAGGAACAGGTGGATTAAATGTACCAGTAACTCATACAAATACTGGTAATAGTGATTTACAACCAGACTTTATCTGGTTCAAAGATAGAGGCGCAGGTTATAGCCATGCTCTTTATGATTCTAATAGAGGTAGAGCTAAAGTTGTTTATTCTGATAGCACAGTAGCAGAGGCCTCTTCGGGCGTAAACGATGATTTAGTTTCATTTGACAGCGATGGTTTTAAAGTAGGATCGCCTAGTAATGCTAACTCTACCAATGGTGGAACCACAAGCAAAGTAGCATATCAATGGAAATCCAATGGTGGAACAACCGCAAGTAACTCAGATGGTGATTTAACTTCTACGACACAATTCAACAGCACAGCTATGTTTTCAATAATTACTTATACAGGAAAAGATCCAATAGAACCTTTAGATATTGGACATGGTATGGGTGTGGCACCAGATGTTTATATAGTCAAAAATCGTGACAGATCTGCAAATTGGGGTGTATATCATAAAAACTTAACATCGCCTGCTGAAAATCGTAACTTAAAATTAAACCTTGCCAATGCCGAGGCCGCAGAATCTACTTTTTGGAGAAACGAGGCCCCGACAACCACGATCATAAAAACTGGTGAAAACGCTAGTGTAAATGTTGCTAATGAAAAATTTATTGTTTACGCTTGGAAAAGTGTTCAAGGGTTTTCAAAGTTTTCCAGTTATGAAGGCAATGGAGAGGCAACAAACGGCCCATTCGTGTTCACAGGATTTTCCCCTGCTTGGGTAATGATTAAAAATATTGAAACAGCAAATAGACCTTGGTATATATTTGACAATCAAAGAAGGACTTTTAATCCAAATGGTACAATATTTAAAGCTAATACAGGAGATGCAGAGGCAACTGACCAAGCAATTGATATGTTGAGCAATGGATTTAAAATAAGACCAGATGCCCTTGGCAGTTTTGGAACAAGCACTTTAAATCATAGTGGTCAAACAATGGTGTATTTAGCATTTGCTCATCATCCCCAAGTAACATCAACAGGAATCCCAACAACAGCGAGGTAAATTATGTGGGCTTTAGTAGAATCAAATAACGTAACACAGGTTTTTACAAAACCTAAACAAATAACATTAGGAGACATTCAATATCCTAGTAACATATTTACTTTGTGGTCTGCATCTGAGCTAGAATCTCTAGGTATTTATTTGGTTATAATAGATAACAGCAATTATAAAAATCCAGAATATTATAATAACACCAATCAATCTTTTTCATTTGGAAGTGGAAAAGTTACAGCCACCTATGGTACAGCTACAGCTAAACCCTTAGACGATACAACAGTAGAAGGTAAAGTTATAAAAGGTGTTCGACCACCTAAATTAGTTCAAGTTGATAATCAAGCGTATGAGTTACTGCAACCTAATGATTGGATGGTCATTAAAGCTAATGAAACAGGTGGCTCAGTTGCAAGTGATTGGACTACTTATAGAGCAGGAGTTAGAACAACAGCTAATGATATGAAAACAAAAATAAACGCAGTATCAACTGTAGATGAGCTGGCCGCATTATATGTGTATAACGATGCTGACCCACCAGTAAGACCACTTGGTGAGTTTCCAGAACCACCAACATCGTGATTGATTTTTTATGGATAATATTAACAATATTTGCAGTAGTAAGTTTTGCTGTTATCCTAACAGGTGACGATAGTCACCCTTTATAGGAGTAGAAAATGGAAATGATAGTAAATTTAGTGACTTGGGTAACAATTATAGTAACCGTGGCCTCTTTAATTGCCGCCTCAACGCCTACACCAAAAGACGATGCCTGGATTGGCAAACTCTACAAACTGGTGGATTGGGCCGCTTTAAATATAGGCCGCGCAAAGGAGAAGTAGCATGAGCTGGTGGACTAAGGTAGTGGATTTTTTTACAGGTACAGAAGAAATACAGGTTAGATCCAGAAATAAAAAAGGTAGATACGTTGCAGACGATGAATCTACACCAGACGTGAATGAGGCCTACACGACCAAAAGAGTCAAAAAAACTAAAAAGGCAAAGTAAATGGCATCTGTAAAGGACGCGTTAAACGCTATAGAATCTCATGAACGTGAGTGTAGAGCTTTGTATAAAAGCATTGATAAACGACTTGAGGCAGGGTCCAAAAGGTTTGATAAATTAGAAAACATGATATGGGGCGTTTACCCATTCATCGTAATTAGCGTAGTATTAGCTAAATTTATATGAACGATCAAAACAGATTTAGCGGTGACATGGATCGAAATGAGGTCGAAATGGATCTCAATAAATTCATGGCCATGATTCAAGAGATTTCAGATCTCAAAGACAAAATTAGAGATTTAGAATCTGACTCCAAAGTTAATCCACATCAAAAATGGATTCATTTAGCTAGAGCGGTTGATTCCTGGCGCATATTCCCCAGGGTTTTTTTAAGCGTTTACATTTTTTTACTTTATTACTCAACCATGTGGTTTATGGATTTACAAGATCCTAGCCTGGAGCAATCTGGACTAATATCAATAATAGTTGGCGCTGGGGCGGCATGGTTTGGTCTCTACGCTGGGACCTCAAATTCGTCTAAAGGTTTTAAAGGCGAGGATTAATGTACGAGTATAGTTGCCAGGTTACTCGCGTGGTAGACGGAGACACCATTGATTGCATATTGGATCTTGGCTTTTCTGTTTTACATAAATGCAGAGTTAGACTTTATGGGATCGATACCCCAGAAAGTAGAACCAGAAATAAAGACGAAAAAATTAGAGGTAAATTAGCCGCAAAGTTTCTCAAAGAATCTATAGATAACGGAAAAAACATAGTTTTGCGTTCAAAATTAAAAGATTCTAAGGGAAAGTATGGTAGAGTTTTAGGTGAGGTAGTGGTAGATGACATCAACATCAATGTCGCTATGATCGAGAAATGTTTAGCAGTTAAATATTATGGTCAAAGCAAAGATGATGTAGAGGCAGAACATTTAATTAACCGAGAAAAGTTAATTGAATTAGGAGTTTACATACCCGATGAAAAAAAAACAGGATCAAATTGAACATGACCAGTTAGTCAAATGGTCAGCTGTAATGTTTTTGATTACAGCTGTAATTGGTTTTTCTATAACGGCAAACGCGCAATCTTCACAACAATCTGGCACCGCTTGTGTAAACGGTACGCAATATTGTGAAAATAATTCTTTAGATACAGTCAACACCACGACTACGACAAATACCAACACCAACACCAACACTAACACTAACACCTCGACTTCGACCGCGACTAACACCAATTCAAACACCAACGTCAACACAAATAATACGACCACGACGGCCACGAACTCGAATACAAACGTTAACACCAGCACCAACAATAATATTAATGTTAACACCTCAACGGCGACATCTACCTCGAACAACACTAATAATAATATTAACACTTCGACCTCTACCTCTACGGTAAATTCGACAGTAAATCAGAATGTTAATAACACAAATAATAGCACCAGTAATAACACGAATCAGAACACAAACATCAATCAATCTACCTCTGAATCAAACGTTACGACCAATAATGTTAATCAAAACAACAACAACACCAAGTCTGATAACACCAATAGAAATATTAACGAGTCAAAATCTGTGCAAACGATTAACCAAAATGTAAAAAGCGAGGCCCCGCCTGCGTCTGCCATAGCTCCAAGTATAATGAGCTACAGCCAGGACTTATGTACCACAGGAGTAAGTGGCGCTTTCCAGGGCCAGGTTTTTGGTTTATCTGGAGGCAAAACAATTGTGGATCAAAATTGTGAAAGATTAAAACTTTCTAAATATTTGTATGACATGGGAATGAAAGTGGCCAGCGTAGCTTTACTTTGCCAGGACGAAAGAGTATTTAAAGCCATGGAAATGGCAGGAACTCCTTGTCCATATCAAGGTAAAATAGGTAAAGAGGCATCTACCATGTGGGCCAAAAATCAATCTAAAAGGCCAGATGCAAAAGACAAAGAAAAAGAGTTTATCAAACAATGCACAAAAGAGGTAAACCCAAAAAGATCTAATATTAACAAAGACGTTGTTGGATTTGTTAAAAAAACTTACACAAGAAAAACTAAATCGGATAAACAATGCAAGCAAGAGTTTTATGCTACGCAATAGTTAGTCTGCTATCATTTAACGTATATGGTCAATACATATACGAAAGCAATCAAGCATTATACGATTTACATGATAATGCTAATAATTTTAATGGTGAGTTAGCTTACGAGGTTTCCGATGATGGCATATCTCCTGCAATTGACCTTTCTTTTAATTTTACTTTTTACGGCTCTACATTTTCAAAAGCACGAATGGCCACGAACGGATGTTTACATTTTGGTTCTAGTGGTAGCTATTGCTCTGATTACACTCCAGATCCTATTAACGGACAGCATACCTACACAATATATCCTTTCTGGACTGACTTAATAAGAGACAACAATTCTCGCATGAAGTCTTGGGGCGATAGTTCAAAGATGGTCTTTGGATGGTATCGTCTTAGGGAATACAATCGAGCAGGAACGGATAACAGTTTTGAAGTAATACTTTGGAATAATAATTCTTTTGATATTCGCTATAGAGAATTAGAAATTATTAACCATGATGTGCTTATTGGTGAAGTTGGTGCCAATAAAAATAATTCATATACTTATTATTACCATGATGAATGTAGCACTGGAACTACAAATTCTTCTACTTGCGTAAACACTAACTGGAACAATACGACAATAAATACGACCCTAGAAAACGGCGGCTCTTTGTTTGGCGAGGGTTCTGGAAATGCAATTGATTGTAGTAATCCCTTAAATGATTCTAGCTGTAGTGGCTACGCTGATGCTTTACTTACACAGCAATGCAACATAACACAGCTGTATAGTGAATCATGTCCTAACTATTGGGACGCATACGATGACCAACAATGCGAAGATGACCCTCAATATGCACCCTTTTGTGCTGGTTACAGACAAGAACAATCGGTAGCTTTTTTTGATGATAGTAACGTAGATTATGGTTTTGTAGATGAGCAAGAACAATTTGCCACTGGTAACTTTGATGACGGACACCATGAACATGATTTTCAAGACCAGTTTTTTATTGTGGAAATATTTGAAGAAGAAATGTTTACACCTTTCGATGATTTTTCTGAAAACCCCATTGAGTATTTTGACGGCCCGATAGCAGAGGAGTTAGTAATTTTTTTTGATCCAGAACCTTTACCATTTATAGATGACTTTGGCCCAAGACACGATGAGCCTTTTCATAACCAAGATGAATTACTTTTGGATGAATTTATTTTTCAAGAAACTTTTTTGGTAGAGGATTACAGCGAGCCTAACACTTTTATTGAATTTAACAGCGTAGAAGATTTAGAAGAATGGTTTGAAGAAGAGACTAATGAGCATCACGAAGATAGACATGAAGAAAGATTAGCAGACCTAGATGAGCCAGAAGAAGAGTTTATTGAAGAAATTTTTGAGGAAGAGGCAGTAGAAGAGGTTTTTGAAGAAATAGAAGAAATGCAAGAAATGATGGAGGAGGAAAGAATAGCCGAAAGAGAAGAAGAAATTAGAGACGAAATTGTTGAAGAGGTGGCAGAAGAATTTGAAGTGGTTGAAAGAGAAAACCCAAGCGGCAAAAACAGGTTGATGACGGTTGCTTTAAACGTGGTCAAGGCAGGAGTGCAAACGGCCGCTAATAGCTATTCTCAAGCCTCTGGGGCATCGCAAAATAACAGCACAGCTAATTCATCAACATCGAATATTAATACTGGTAGCGTTGCTAGCTCTGGTGGAGGTATAAGTACAAGTAATAGTCCTAGTGTATCGGATCAATTTGCTAGCTCAACACAGCAAACAAACCAGGTATTATCAATGTCAGATAATTTAAGTGGATCTGGTGGTGCGAACATTTCAATCACACCATTACCGACTTTTGACAACCAAGCCTCAGTGGCTATAGCAGACGTGCAAGTTTCTAACGTACAAGGACAAATTGATACTGCATCTTCTGGTGTTATGACATCCTCAGAGGCAGATCAAATAGCAGAAAAAATTATTGCGGCCAACATTGAGGCGCAACAAGAAGAAATAGAACAAGAGCAACAAGAAACTGGAGAATATGGTGACGAAACTACATTAGTCGCTTTAATAGGATATGTTCCTGGTTTTAATACTTATCAACAAACAAGCATGGTAGACAACACAGATTGGTATATTAGTGCAAATATTTATACTTCTGCTAAACTAGATGACAATACCGAGGCTTTTTTTGGCCTGGTAAATGAAAATTTAAAAGGTTTGGGCCAAATGATTGAGGACCAACCAAATATTTGGAGATAAGTTTATGGACTGGTTTCAAAACAAAACAACACAATTAATCGCTCTTGTTGGAATTGTTGGCACCTTGGCTGGGTTTGGCTATCAAGGAGCTGAGTATGTCAATAGGTTAGAAAACCTAGAGGCTAAAATTGGTGGTATTAGCGAGGCAGAAGATAACGTCCAAGCAATAGAAGAAAGGTTTGCATCAATAGAAACCTCTGTTCAATTCTTAGAAAAAGAAGTAGATAACATTTCAATACCAGACGTTACAGAAATTAAAACAGACATAGCAACAATAAAAGCTGATCTTGAAAGCCTTGACAGTGATTTACAAAAACTCGAAACAAAACTTGAGAAAAAGGATAGTAACCCTTTAAATGGATAAACGTTACCTTTTAGGTACTATTTATCAAACAGCACCTTTTTTAATTTTGCTAATTCTTTTTTTAAGCTCTTGTGCGTCCTCACCAGTAGAAAAAGAATGGAATGATAAATACGATCCTGCTAGTTGGCGCAGACAATTTGAAGAATGTAGAGATTTGTTATATACCGCTTATCCAGAAGAAGTGCAAAGAGATCAATGGTCAGAATGTATGGACAGAGACTATGAGTAAAATACTGCTAGGTGTAATTGGTGTTATGGCTTTACTTACATATTTTTTGTGGAATGAAAACTCAAGATTGTCACAATTAAACCAAGCCTTTGAAATAAGAAACCAAGAACAATTAGCCACAATAGAAACCATGCAAAACGATTTCGCGGTCCAATCCGAAGGACTGCTTGCTTTGCAAAGCAAAAACCAAGAAATTCAAGCAGAAATGAATAGATACTTAAATATTTTTAAAAGGCATGATTTAACCAAATTAGCCGCGGCCAAGCCAGGGTTAATTGAACCGAGAGTAAATAATGGAACCAAAGAAGTTTTTGACAGCATCGAAGAGGACAGTCGTAACATTGATAGCCTTGACGACGGTTTGCAGTTGCAGTCTGCTCCCTAGCAAACAACAAGTAGAAGTAATCTCAAAACCGATTGAGAGAACTTTTATACAACCAATAATGCCTAGGGAAATAGATCTAAAAGAACCTTATTGGTATGTTGTTTCTGCAAAAAATATAGATGAATTTTTAGAAAAAGTAGAAAAAGATCAAGGCCAAGTTGTTTTTTTTGCCATGTCAGTGCCAGATTACGAGCTTATGGCCTACAACATGCAGGAATTAAAAAGATACATTAATGAACTTAAACAGGTAGTGGTTTATTATAGAAAAGTTACAACAACAGAGGATAAAGAATGAATATATCAGAAGAGGGAAAATCTTTAATTAAAAAATTTGAAGGGTGTAAGCTAGAGGCCTACTATGACGCCGTTGACGTTTTAACTATTGCTTATGGCCGAACCAAAAACGTACAAGCTGGCGACACTTGCACGCAAGAACAAGCAGATTCTTGGTTAGAAGAAGAACTAGAGGAGTATGGCGGATATGTTAATGACGCTGTAAAAGTGCCTCTCACACAAAACCAATTTGATGCTTTGGTTGCCTGGACATATAACTTGGGCCCAACAAACCTTAACAATTCAACCATGTTAAAAGTATTAAATGAAAACAAACTAGACGAGGTTCCAGGACAAATGCGTAGGTGGAATAAAGCTGGCGGCAAAGTTTTAGAAGGATTAGAAAGAAGAAGGTTGGCCGAGTCTATGCTGTTTGAAAATAATCCTGGCTGGCATGAGGTATAACAGGAAACAAAATTACTTTATACTTTCCTTAGACGCAATCACGCGTTTAGGGTTGGGTAATTACTATGTCACTACCTAATTGCCTGGCCCGCCTTTATAAATATGAGTGATGTTTCCCTAAAAGATTTTGATATATTATCTGAACAAGACAAAGCCGAGGCTGTAGCTCTTTTAAATCGATATGAACAACTAGACAAGCAAGATGCTTGTCAAAAGGACTTTATTGGTTTCGTAAAGCACATGTGGCCAGAATTTATTGAGGGCCGCCATCATAAAATAATTGCTGACAAGTTTAATAAGATAGCAGACGGTAAATTAAAAAGACTTATTGTTTGTTTGCCACCCAGACACTCTAAATCTGAGTTTGCCTCTACCTTTTTCCCTGCTTGGATGATGGGCCGCAGGGGCAATCTTAAAATAATACAAACCACTCACACAGCTGAATTAGCAGTAAGATTCGGTCGTAAAGTAAGAAACATAATTGATAGCGAAGAGTATCAACACATTTTTCCAGATACTAAGCTACAAGCTGATAATAAGTCAGCTGGTAGGTGGACCAGTAACCAAGAGGGTGAATTCTTTGCCGCTGGTGTAGGTGGTGCAATTACAGGTCGTGGTGCTGATTTATTGGTGATCGATGATCCACACTCTGAACAAGATGCTTTGTCACCTAAAGCATTGGAAAGTGCTTACGAATGGTACACCTCTGGACCTAGGCAACGTTTACAACCAGGCGGCATTATAGTGATAGTAATGACAAGATGGTCAACAAAAGACCTGGTTGGTAAAGTTTTACAAAAACAAGGCGATGACAATGCCGACCAATGGGATGTTGTTGAATTTCCTGCGATTATGCCAGAGTCCGAAAAACCGTTATGGCCAGAGTTTTGGAAAAAGGAAGAATTGCTAGGTGTCAAAGCCTCTTTGCCCGTTAGTAAATGGAACTCACAGTGGATGCAAAACCCTACAGCAGAAGAGGGGTCGATTGTCAAAAGAGAGTGGTGGAAAAGGTGGGAATATGAGGATATTCCACCGTATTCGTATGTTATACAAAGCTATGATACTGCCTTCTCTAAAAAAGAAACTGCCGATTATTCTGCAATAACAACCTGGGCCATATTTAATGCAGGTGACGAAACAGCCGATGCAATCATACTTTTAGACGCTAAAAGAGTAAGAGTGGACTTTCCAGAGCTAAAAAGACTGGCCATGGACGAGTACAGGTATTGGAATCCAGATTGCGTATTGATTGAGGCAAAAGCATCTGGAACACCTCTAACTCACGAATTGAGGCGTATGGGTATTCCTGTGACCGCTTATAGTCCTAGTCGTGGCCAAGATAAAATAGCAAGAATGAACTCGGTAGCACCAATATTTGAGTCGGGTATGGTCTGGGCCCCAGATCACGATTTTGCCGATGAGGTGATAGAAGAAATGGCATCATTTCCATTTGGCGATTATGATGACTATTGCGATAGTGCTACAATGGCTTTGATGCGTTTTAGACAAGGCGGTTTTGTTTCACTTGAAGAAGATTATCAAGACGAGGTGAGGCTTTTAAAATCTAACAGACAAGTATATTATTAATGAAGATATATATAACTAAATTTACCTGGGATGGACAGGAACATGCAGGGCCTAACATTCATGCAGAAAATTTTGACCACGCAGAATTAATTGCTGAGTCAGAAGGACTAGAGGTTTTAGGTGAATTACAAGACATAATCCAGGCTTTTGAAACAAAGCAAAAGCCAAAGATATTACATTAATTATGGCAATCGAAAAAGTATTAGACGCAGAAAACTCACCAGATATTAAAAACCAATCGTCTACGGTCGAGGTTTTTCCAGAAGAAACTAGGCAAGAACAAATAGCAAACGCGGCTCAAGTATTGGTTGATGAAGAACAAGTTTTATTAGATGAGGAAATGATGGAGCCAGAGGCGCCATCTATGGATTTTAACGCTAATTTAGTTGAATTTATAGATGAATCTACTTTGCAAAAAATAGCCTCAGATTTACTTAGCTCTGTTAAGAGTGATAAACAATCAAGATCAGAGTGGGAAAAAACATACACCGATGGCCTTAAATATTTAGGCATGAAGTTTGATGAATCCAGATCTCAGCCGTTTGAAGGATCTTCTGGAGTCATACACCCTATACTTGCAGAGGCAGTAACACAATTCCAGGCCCAGGCTTATAAAGAAATGTTGCCGCCCAAAGGACCAGTAAAAACTGAAATTATTGGCGCCAGGACAATAGAAACAGAAGATCAAGCTGAGAGAGTCCAGGAGTTTATGAATTATTACATTATGAATGTAATGAGCGACTACGATCCAGAGCTTGATATGTTACTTTTTTACTTGCCTCTTGCTGGATCCGCGTTTAAAAAAGTTTATTTTGATAGCGTAACAGGCAAAGCCGTATCTAAATTTATACCACCAGAGGATCTAATCGTGCCTTACGAGGCCTCAGATATGACTTCTGCTGAGAGAATTACACATGCAATTAGCATGTCATTGAATGAAGTTAGAAAACAACAATTGACTGGTTTTTATGCAAACGTAGAAATTAATGAAGAAACCTATGACGATGCAGAATCAGAAATAGAAAAGGCTATTGACGACATACAGGGAATTGAACCTAGCTACAAAGAGGACAGAAACAGAACCATTTACGAGATCCACACTGTTTTAGACATTGCAGGTTTTGAAGATATGGACCAAGCAGGGCAATCTACTGGCCTTAAGTTGCCTTATATTGTGACCATAGATGAAGATTCATCGACGGTTCTATCTATAAGAAGAAACTATTTAGAAACAGATCCTCTTAAAAATAAAATTAATTATTTTGTTCAGTACAAGTTTTTACCAGGCCTAGGTTTTTATGGTTTAGGTTTATCGCACATGATTGGCGGTTTATCTAAGGCCTCTACATCAATTCTCAGACAGCTTATAGATAGCGGTACTTTAGCCAATTTACCAGCTGGTTTTAAAGCCAGGGGTATGCGTATAAGAGACGAAGATGAGCCGTTGCAACCTGGAGAGTTTAGAGACATTGACACAACAGGCGGATCTCTTAGAGAGAACCTAATTCCTTTACCAATTAAAGAGCCGAGCAGTGTATTGATGCAATTATTAGGACTGCTCGTAGACTCTGGTAAACGTTTTGCGGCCATAGCTGACATGAACGTTGGTGACATGAACCAGGCCATGCCTGTAGGAACCACGGTAGCTTTGTTAGAGCGCGGTACAAAGGTCATGTCTGCGATTCACAAAAGACTACATTACGCACAAAAAATGGAGTTTCAGATACTTTCTAAGGTATTTGCAGAGTATTTACCACCAGTTTATGAGTTTGCTGTTGGCTCTGGATCTCAAGAAATTAAAAGCATGGATTTTGACGGCCGCATAGACGTCATTCCAGTATCAGATCCAAACATTTTTTCACAAAGTCAAAGAGTTACTTTGGCCCAAGAGTTGTTACAAATGGTTCAATCAGCACCAGAAGTCCACGGACCCATGGGTATTTATGAGGCCTATCGACGCATGTATTCAGCGCTTGGTGTAGACAATGTTGACTCATTATTACAGCCACCACCAGATATGACCCCAAAACCGATTGATGCGGGCATAGAAAATTCTGGTTTACTGATGGGACAACCAGCTCAAGCCTTTGAACAACAAAATCACGCGGCCCACTTAGATGCTCATAAGAGTTTATTTTTAACAAGCATTGTGCAAGAAAATCCACAAATACAATCAATAATCATTAGTCATTGTATGCAACACTTACAATTCCTATCTGCTCAACTAGCACAAGAGCAGATTCCAGAAGAAACCATGGTTCGCATACAAGAGATTCAAATGCAAATGCAACAAGTCACTCCACAGGAGGCTCAACAAATAGGTCAACAAATCCAAATGATTTTAGACCAATTTAGTGCTCCCATCATGGCCGAACTAACTTCTGATTTTCTCCAGTCTATAGGCCAAGGCACTAGCGAAGATCCTCTTGTGGAAATCAGAAAAACAGAACTTGCACTCAAAGATAAAGAATTAGATTTAGATGCCAATAAATTTGTAGCCAAACAAGAACAAAGAGCGCAAGAAAAATTAATGGATGCAGATTTACAAAAAGAGCGTATCAATGTGCAAAAATCAATAGCAGATGATAAACTCGAAGTAGCTATAGATAGATTAAAGCAAAATGCAGATCTTAAATTGTTAGAATTAGAGAGTAAACTTAGGAGATAAAATGACAACATCTTATAAACTTGATGCGGTAAAAAAGTTAAAACACGAAAAAGCTATTAGTCGAGCACAAGAAATGCAAGACAATGCTAGAGCTGTAATGGAGGCCCAAGCAAAAAAAGAGGCCAGTGACGCAAGAATAGCCGCAAAACAAAAAATTATTGACGCTGGTGGAGTCGTACCAGATCCAAAACCTGTTGTTGAGGAAGTAAAGCCAAAAAAGAAAGAGGCAAAAAAAACAACAACAAAGAAAACAACGGCAAAAAAAGAGCCAGCCAAAAAGGCACCAGCTAAAAAACGAGGTAGACCAGCAGGATCCAAAAGCAAAAAATAATGGATGAAATAGATCTACTCGATAGAGTCAAAAAATTAATTGAGAACCGCGAAAGCCAAATTCAAGAAACTTTAATGTCTGGTGGTTTAAAAGATATTGAACATTATAAATATTTGCAAGGAGAGCTTAGTGCTTTATACTATATTGCAAACGAAATTAGTGACATATATAAAGGTTAATAATGGCAGAAACTAAAAAAGTGGCAGACGCATACATAGAACCAGATGATAGAATTTTGGATCCAGAACTCTTAGACAAATCAATTTTAGACCGCATGCCACAACCTACGGGTTGGAGAATGTTGGTTTTACCCTACGCAGGTAAAACAAAAACGAAAGGCGGCATAGTATTAGCAAAAGAAACAGTTAACCGTGAGGCTCTAGCTACTGTAGTAGCTTATGTTGTTAAAATGGGCCCACAATGTTATA